GGCCCCTGCTGCTGGAAGGCGGGCTGAAGTGGCAGGCGATGAGCCTGTCGCCCGCCGATATGGATTTCGCCGGACTGAAAGCGGCGGCGGCGCGCGACATCGCGCTGGCGTTTGGCGTGCCGCCGATGCTGCTGGGGCTGCCGGGGGATGCCACCTATGCCAATTACCGCGAGGCCAATCGCGCGCTGTGGCGGCTGGCGCTGCTGCCGCTGGCGACCAAGCTGCTGGGCGCTTTGGCCGAGGGGCTGGAGCCTTGGTTCCCCGGGGCCAGGCTGACGCTCGATCTCGATCGGATCCCCGCGCTGGCCGAAGATCGCGAGCGGCTCTGGGCGCAGGTCAGCGCGGCCAGTTTCCTGTCTGATTCCGAAAAGCGGGCCTTGTTGGGCCTTGAGCAGGAGAACAAACCATGAATAGAGAGGATATGCTGGCCCGCTTGCTGGCACAGGCGGCGGATCAGGGCGGTGATCTGGTGTCACTGCGCGCGATCGTGGAGGAAGCCAGCGAGCTGGGCGCAGAGCGGGTGCTGGCGCGCATGGGGCTGGATGATCCGGCGGCGCATGGCGATCTCAATGAACTGCGCGAGCTGCTGCAGGCCTGGCGCGATGCCAAGGCCAGCGCCTGGCAGGCAGCGATCGGCTGGATCGTGCGCGGCGCGCTGGCGCTGCTGCTGATGGGCATTGCCTGGCGGCTGGGCGTGACGGGGCTGCTCAAGTGAGGATCGCGGGCTATGCCGCCTTGTTCGACACCCGCGATGCCGGGCGCGATCTGATCCGCCCCGGCGCTTTCGCCCGCACATTGGCCACCCGCCGCGATCCCGTGCCGCTGTTCTGGCAGCACCGCCCCGATCAGCGGATCGGCTGGATCGAACAGCTGGCAGAGGATGCGCGCGGACTGCGGGTGGTGGCCAGCATCGATAATCCTGCGGGCGGCGCGGCGGCGGCGCTGAAGCGCGGCGCGGTCAGCGGCCTCAGCTTCGGCTATCGCGCCCGCGGCTTCACCCACGCCCCTGCCGGGCGCGATCTGACCGAGATCGAACTGTTTGAGGTAAGCCTGGTAACCCACCCGATGCAGCACGGCGCACGGGTGCATCTGATTGAGCAGCCTGCCGCATAGCGGCCAGGCGCTTTCTGCTCCCCTCCCGTTTTCGGGAGGGGCTGGGGGAGGGTCTGTCACCGCCCCCCCCCCTGCTCGCAACATTCCCTCCCCTGCCCCCTCCCACAAGCGGGAGGGGAGTTCCCGCTGTTTCGGTCATTTGGCCGAACGCTTTGTGAAAGGTAACTGCCCCATGGATACCCCTAACCCCCTTGATCCGCTGGCCGCCTCGTTCGATCTGGTCGCCCGTCAGGATGCCGCCGATCAGGCACTGGGCGCGCTGCGCAGCGATGTTGATGAAGTGAAATCACGGCTCGACAAGGTCAGCCGCGCTGCCGCCCGCCCCGCGCTGGATGGCAGCGCCCCGGCCAGCCCGGAACTGAAAGGCTTTGTCGAAGGCTATCTGCGCCAGGGCCGCGAGAATGAGCTGAAATCGATCAGCGGCGCGGTGCTGGCCGATGGCGGCTATGCCGTCCCGCGCGAGATTGATGCGCTGATCGCCGCGCAGCTCAAGCGGCTCAGCCCGATCCGCAGCATCGCGCAGGTGGTGCAGACCGGCAGTGCCGGTTATCGCAAGCTGATCTCCACTGGCGGCACAGCCTCTGGCTGGGTCAGCGAAGTGGCCGCCCGGCCCGAAACCGCAACACCGAAGTTCAGCGAAATCGCGCCACCTTCTGGCGAACTCTATGCCAATCCCGCCGCCAGCCAGGCCATGCTGGATGATGCCGGTTTCGATCTGGAAGGCTGGCTGGCCAGCGAGATTGCGATGGAATTTGCCCGGGCCGAAGGCGCCGCCTTCATCAGCGGCACCGGCACCAATCAGCCGCGCGGCTTCCTGGCCGCACCAACCAGCGCGGCAGGCGATGTCACCCGCCCGTTCGGCACGCTGCAATTCATCGCCAGCGGCAATGCCAGTGCCTTCGATGCCTCACCCGAACTGAAGCTGATCGATCTGGTTCATTCGCTGAAGTCCGGCCACCGGCAGGGCGCGGTGTTCGTGATGAATTCGGCCACGCTATCTGCCGTGCGCAAGTTCAAGGCGGCGGATGGATCCTTCATCTGGCAGCCGGGGATTCTGGACGGCACGCCGGCGCGCCTGCTGGGCTATCCCGTGATCGAGGCGGAAGACATGCCCGATGTGGGAGCCGGCACCTTCCCGGTGGCCTTCGGCAATTTCCAGGCCGGCTATCTGATCGCCGAGCGCAGCGCGACCAGCATCCTGCGCGATCCCTTCACCAACAAGCCGTTCGTACACTTCTATGCCACCAAGCGGATCGGCGGACAGGTGCTGGATAGCGACGCGATCAAGCTGCTCAAGATCGCGGTCTGATCGGCTTAGGGGCGGCGCAGGGCTTCCCTGCCCCCGCGCTTCTCCGCACCCGCGCCGCGCCCCTCGGCGCGGGTGCATTTTCCCAAGAGTCTGAAGCCGGAATCCGCAGAACAGCGCATTTCGGGGCGGCACCAGTCCGCACTATCCGAAACCGGGTTTCGGATCAGACCACCCAGCAACCCGACAGAGGAGATCGCCCATGAAACGGGCCATCATCACCCCGGCCATCCTGCCCCCGGCTGCTCTGGCCGAGCTCAAGGATTGGCTGGGCATTACCACGCCGCGCGATGATGCGCTGCTGGGCAGCCTGCTGCGCGCCAGCCTTGCGCTATGCGAGGATTTCACCGGCATCATGCCGCTGCAGCAGATCTGCGAAGACCTGCTGCCCGCGCACCCGCCTGCCGGCAATGATTGGCAGCAGCTGTCCGCGCGCCCGGTACAGGCGATCACCGCGCTGCAGGGCATCCCCGTCGAAGGCGCGCGCTTTGCGCTGCCGACAACCGACTATGCGCTGGATCTGGATGCTGACGGCGGCGGGCGGGTACTGGTGATCAATCCCGGTGCTGCCGGGCGCATCACGGTGCGCTTCACCGCCGGGCTGGTGCCCGATTGGGCCAGCCTGCCCGAACCGCTGCGCCATGGCATTTTGCGGCTGGCGGCACATCAGCACCGGATGCGCGAAACCGATGGTGGTGAAGCGCTGCCCCCTGCCGCAGTGGCAGCACTGTGGCGGCCCTGGCGCAGGCTGCGGGTGGCATGATCGCCGCCCAAGCGGCGTTCGCCAGACTTTCCGCCCGGCTGACCCGCGCAGCCGAAGCCCTTGCCGCGACACCCAGCCCGATCAGCGCTGGCGCAGTGCGCAGCTGCTGTGGCCGCTGTGGCCGCTGTTCGGCGATGACCGAAGCAAAGGATGATGCCAATGGAAGTGCCCCTCCGTGCCGCCCTGCTGGGCTGGCTGTCTGCCGATCCGTGGCTGTCCAGTCAGCTCAATGCACTTGTGGAAGAAGCCCCGGCGCGCACCAGCCTGCCGTGGCTGGCAATCGCCGCCAGCGCCAGCACCGATTGGAGCACCAAGGACCGCCTTGGCCGCGATGTTCGGATCGCGCTGGAATTGCACTGCCGGGGGGATGATCCGGCCAGTGCAGCCGGGCTGGTAGCCGCGATCGAGGCGCTGATGGCCAGTGTGCCGCCCGATCAGCCCGGCTTTCGCATCGTTAGCGCCCAGTTCCTGCGCGCCCGCGCCGAACAGCGCCAGGAAAGCCGCCGCGCGATCCTGATTGAATATCGTTTCCGCCTGTTGGCCAATTGATCCCTCAAACTTTCGGAGTCCCCCCTATGACCGCCCAAAAAGGCAGCGCCTTCCTGCTCAAGATTTCCGATGGCGGAACCCCCGCCACCTATCGCACGGTTGCGGGGCTGCGCACCACGCAGCTGTCCATCACCGGCGATACGGTGGTGATCACCCACAAGGCCAGCGGCGGATGGCGCGAACTGCTGTCTGGCGCAGGGGTCCGGTCTGTCTCGGTCAGTGCCGCCGGGATTTTTCTGGGCAGCGCCGCCGAAGCGCAGATCCGCGCCAATGCCATGGCTGGAACGCTCGATGCCTATGAGCTGAGCTTTGAGGACGGAGAGAAGCTGCGTGGCAGCTTTCTGGTGCAGAAGCTGGATTATTCCGGCGATTTCAATGGCGAACGCAATTACACCTTGCAGCTGGAAAGCTCTGGCGCGGTGCAACCGGCATGAGCACCGCCAATGCCTTGCGCGGTGAGGCTGCGCTGACCATCGCCGGGATCGAGCATCTGCTCCGCCCCAGCTTCACCGCACTGGTCGCTGCCGAAGAAGAGCTCGGCCCGCTGTTCGCGCTGGTTGAACGCGCGGGCGCGGGGCAGTTGCGGCTGGCCGAGATGACGGCGCTGTTCTGGCACTGCCTGACCATCCCCGGCGTGCTCACGCGTGAGCAACTGGGCGAAGGTGTGGCGCAGCTTGGCCTGGCCGCTGCCAGCAAGCCGCTGCGCGTCCTGCTCGGGCAGATTCTGCAAGGCGCGGAATGAGCGAGGCCTTTGCGCCGGGCGCACTGCGGCTGGCCAGCCTGGCTGCCCGGCTGCTGGGCTGGCGGCCTGATGAATTCTGGCGCGCCACCCCGGCTGAACTCGCTGTGATCCTGCAGCCGCTGGATGATGCGGGCGAGCCACTATGCCGAACCGACCTAGACCGATTGATGGAGCGCGAGAATGACCGACCCGGTTGATAGCCTGCTGATCGATGTGCGCGCCAATACCCAGGGGTTTGCCGCCGATCTTGCCGCGATGCGCGGCACGCTGGATGGCACGCTGCTGGATGGGTTTGCGCAGGCGGGTAGCGCGCTGGAACGCGGGCTGCTGGGCGCGATCCGCAAGGGCAGTCTGGGGTTTGAGGATCTGCGCCGGATTGCGTTGAACGTGATCGATCAAGTCGCAGCACAAGCCCTGAGCACGCTGTTCGCCGGAATTGGTGGCGGGCCGGGCGGCTTGCTCGATCTGGGTGGATTGTTTGGCGCGGTGCTGGGCTTGCCAGGCAGGGCCACCGGCGGACCGGTAGCACCGGGGCGTGGCTATCTGGTGGGGGAACGCGGCCCGGAACTGTTCGTGCCAACCAGTGCCGGGCGGATTGAAGCTTCGCTTCCCGGTCGCAGCGCCCGCGATGTGCGGGTGAACATCACCATCGCAGCGCCGCCCGGCACCGGCACGCCGCAAGCGCTGCAGCGCTCCAGCCGTCAGGTTGCCAGCGCGGTGCGCCGCGCGCTCAGCGAATTCTGAAAGGAACACCGTATGACTTTCTGGCTAGCCAAACGCCGCAACGGGCAGGATCGGGACTGGATCCAGCGCTTCGATCCGCGCTTCTGGACTGTCAATTTTCCGCGCCCGATGATGGCTGCGCTAACCACACCTGCACCCGATGCGCTGCGGGTGGATGCCACCTTCCTGCGCGCTGGCGATCTGGCCGGGATCATCTGGGAGAGTGCGGACAGCATCGATCACCCTTTGCTGGCCTATGCCACGGACCGTGATTATTCGCGCACCACGCTCAGCTTCCGCTGGCGCTCGGACGGAGTTCTGCCGCTCGATGCCGTCAATGGCCCGACGCTGACCATCGAAGGCCGCGATGCCGCCGGCAATCCGCGCGTCTGGTATGTGCGGCTGTGGAACTATGCCAGCGGCACCCCCGAAGACGCGGTGGTGACGCTGCCCTTCTCGGCGCTTTCCGGCGGCTTTCTGCTGCCGGGAGAGGCCGATCCGGTCCATCCCGTCGCGATCGACCGCCTGTTCATTTCACTGGTCGCGCCTGCCTATGTCAGCGGCAGCACTGCGCCGCTGCCCGCACCCGCTGAAGGCTGGGCGGAATTGACAGCAATCACCTGCACCGGCCACCGCGCGATGCTGGAGATTGGCGATGTGATCGTCCCGCCACACGGGCTCGCCATGGCCACCGCCTATGATGATGCGGCCAATCAGGCCCCGGCACGGCTGATCCGCTCTGCGCTGCAACTGGGCTATCGTGGCAGCCTGCTGCATTATGTGGGGATGAGCCATTTCATGCGGCTCAGCGCAGCGGGGGCCGATTATCTGGTCAGCAGCAGCGGCGATCCGCTCTGCACCCCGGCGCGCGCGTGGCATGAAGCCTTCTTTGCGGCAGCAGGCGCGGCCGGGTTCAGCCCGATTGCCTCGCTGTCTTACGAAGTGCTTGCTCAGCATTGCCCGCCCGCCTGGCAGCAGCGCGCCAGCAATGGCGATCCGGCACGGACCGGCTGGGATCCGCCATCGGCGCTGCTCTCCCCCGCACACCCTGCCGCGATGGGCTGGCTGCGCAGCGTTGGCACAGCCTTTGCCGCGATGCTGGACGCGGCCGCAGTGCCCGTGCGGTTCCAGATCGGAGAGCCGTGGTGGTGGATCATGGGCGATGGGCGTCCGTGCCTGTATGATGATGCGGCGAAGGCCGCGTTCGGCGGGAATCCCCCGGTGATCGCAGACCTGCGCCAGCCGCTAACCGCCACGCAGACCGCTTTGCTCGATCAGGCGGGAGCTGTGCTGGCCAGTTCGACCCATGCCCTGCGCGATGCGGTGCGGGCTGCGGTCTCACCGGCGCCCTGCGAAGTGTTGCTGCTACCCTTCCTGCCAACTGTGCTGGCCCCCGCCCTGCCCGAAGCGTG